TTCACCTTTTTGTGGTACTCCTGCTTCCTTCTGAAACTCTCCCATGCCAAGTGGCTTGTTAAGAAAAGCTTTGAAAGATTTGTCGCTTGCCATTGCATCCAATCGGCCTTGAATCATCTTCATGCCATCATCATCTGCAATCTCTTCAAGCTTAAGACTGTATTCATCCATTCCTGATGCATCGACAGCAGCATCGACCATTAGGAGGTTCTTTACGAACTCAGGTGGTAGGACTTGTGGTGCACTTTCAAAGTCCGGGTAAGGAGGTGCTTGAAACATCCTATTTACTCGGTTAAGTGCAGCAACCACACCATTTATTCGTTGTAGACTGAAGTCTCCTTCAATCTTAGGTATCGCAGACATTTCAGCATCGTCTACTTCTTTTGCCATGTCCATAAGTCGTTCAGGAGATACATCATCCATCACTTCCATTTCCATGCTTCGGTCCATCATCATTTCTTCACCAGGCATTGTATACTCCTTTGTTTATACGGATTTAATTATAGATTGTAAGTTGTTTGGTCCCATTGGGATAGATTCTTGGGCGAGGGAAGCGGCATCTGGGGGTACAGCTTGTGAAGCTTGTTGGGCTGCAGCTTTAGTTGCTGCCTCTTTTGCCTTTTGTGCTTCTTCAAAGAAAGCCTCCGGTAAACCCAATGCCCTCACCAACTCCTTAAGCAACGTATCAGGAGGCACTCCAAGTTGTTGCAGTACAGGTATCGATTGGATGTATTCCCTCTTCCTTATGCTTTCCGAGATTGGTGTCATCGCCTGATCTTGTGCATAGCATACCCAGTTCTCTTTTAGATCTGTAGGGATAACTACTTCAGGGACACCATCAATGTACACTACATCTTTTTCGCCACTCTCTTCGAGGTATAACGATAAGATGCTAATGTATGTGGTAGCAAGTTGTTCAATCATCATGTCTCTCTCACGTGCAAGGCGTCCTATCTCATTAGAACTGTAAGAAGCAAGTGCAGCAATTTCAGTAGCTGTACTTCTTGTAGCTTCTCCTCGTGTGAAAGGTGCAAGGATGTTTCCTTTGTCTTTATCCATCTGTACTTGTCTATAGTATTGCTCAAGTTCAGGTGGTGTTTGATTCTGTGGTAGAGGCACGACACAGTTATTGATGTTTTCATCATCTACTTCTACGAACAATCCATCGACACCACTTGCAATCTGTGCCATTTGTTCTTCGTCAAGTGCACCCTTTCTGATAAGATACTGTCTACTTGCCTTTCTTACTGCGTTTGCTTGGAAAGTTCTGATAAGATTTGATTCGTAGATTTGGTCATAGATTCTTTTCATTGCGCTATAACCATCGAGAGGATTATCAGGAATACGATTGAAGTAAAGTGGTACGATTGGTATCACTGCTTCTCTCGAAGCGTTCTCAAAAGGTATCTCTGACGACATCAGATACTTATCACCATGTTGCCAATTTGGCGACCAAAAGTGCATCATGTTGTTTTGCAAATCATACATTTCTACAACTTCGATGAACTGAAACATTTCTGTATCTACACTTGGATCTTCTTGGTTGTTGTATTCTCTTTCGAAGTATTCTTCTTTGCGTTGTGGTTCATACTGTTTATTGCCAAACAACTCTTTTGCTTCGTCTAAGGGAAGAAAGTATTTGTGGCCAACGTATCTACAATCTTGCCATCGTCTTGCTTGTCTATCTACAACAACCTCCCATGGAGGTATCGCAAACATGTCCACTCTTCGGTAGATGTCATCTGATTGTCTTGGCATCAACTTAGCAAAAGCCATTGGATAGATGAGTGCCATACGTGATGCATTCTCAATCACAGTTCTTTGTCTAACAAGAAAGTCGTTTGCAAGATGCTCAGCAATGTCTTTATTACCTCTTTTGCGTAGACCATCTTTGAAGACAACACCTGGATTGCGAGAAAACAGAGAAGCTATGTAAGACTCAATGTATCCATAGGCATCAGCTGTTTGGATTGTGATACCATAATCGCCAAGTCCATAAGTTTCTGAATCTTCCCAAAAGTCTGTTTCGTATGCTTGCTTGTAGTTGTAGAGATGTTTACGTTGTTCACGCCAATACTTCTCATGGACATCTACAGTCATTTTTAAGATTTGTGGTGTCATCTTACTCATCTACCACTCCTTTCGTCTGTAAGGGATTGGACCCATTGATTTAATTTTTCTTGCTCTTGCTTTGGACTTGAACTTTTCCATCATTGTCCTACGAGTTTGTGTGAACGTAGGAGTTGGTTCTAAGTATGCATACCACTGCGCAAGACAGAAAGCCATAAGGACATCATCGTGTCCTCCTTTCTGATGGCCGGGTATTCCTTTCTCACTTATTCCACAATTTCGCATTTCACTCCACAAGGGACGAGGCAGTTCTTCGAAGTATTCATTTTGCAATAAACTTCTTACATGGTCAAAGATCTTCAATTTATTTTCCCCACGTGTGAACCAATCTTTACCCTTTGCAGACTTGTATAGCTTGCGTACTTTCCACTCTTTTAGTCGGTAGAGTACTGTATGACCGGGACCATCTGCTTCCACTATAGTAAGCGGTTCTTCGTATTCGTGGTACAAATTGAACACTTTTTCTGCTAAGTTTTCTGGGAGAATCTCATTATCTCTATAAATGTATACAGGTTGTAGGGTTGTACCTGAGATCATAACAATCGTTGAGTAGTCTTTACCTGTACCGAGTGCAACATCGACTCCCATGTAGAAACGGTCACCTTGTATCCAATCAGGCGATTCCCATACTTTCTTCTTCATCTCGGCTATTCCTACCGCATCGAGTACATCAGTTGGATAGAATAGAGTTTGAGAAGACATGAAAGCTTCGTCAAGTGTGCTCGGATACTCTCGCTTAAACTTTTCAAGTCCCATTGTTGTTATCTGTCTACGTCTCCAATACATCTGTGCTTTGCTCAATCCCCATTTCTTTTGGATTGCAAGTTCTGATTGTGACATGTCAGGCACGTTTGGATTGGAGAACTGAGACTTTGTCTGATACTTTCTGTGTCTATACCAAGGGAAGAAACACACATGCCATTCGTTCCCAGGACTTCCAAGAATCAGTTCATGATACTTGTCTCCTGGACCGTTAGGCGTGGTTTCTATCACAATCTGTCCTTTTCCTACAGATGCAACTACGTTGGCAAGCAAGTCATCTTGGTCATCAAAGAAAGCAAACTCGCTGATGTGTGCACTTGAGAAAGTAAAAGACCGAGTAGACCCAGCCTTACCACCCGCTGTAAACGAACGAAGTGTTGCTTTAGAGTCTTTAAAAGTAAGTGTCCTACTCGAAGACTTAGATAACTTGCGTTGCAATGGTTTGGGTAATGCAAGATAGAAACCTTTATCGATTGAGTGCAAGTGATCTGCACTGTCTCTTGTATACGATAGGATAACTGATGTATCGGGTTCAAGCGATGTGTACTGTCTCCATAGGAAGTATGCACGTATAAGTGTAGAACAACCGATTTGACGTGCCTTACAAACTACCACACGATTGTGTTCAAGAAGTGCTTCAAGTAAGATCTCTTGTTCTTCATTCATGACGAATGGTACAACCTTACCTGCGTCCTTATCAAACACATGTAAAAACTTAAAGAAGTCCCGAGGGTCTTCTCTGAATCTTTGCATTACGGGTGAATCAATTTTCACAGATGCAACCTCTTGTATACTTCATCGAACACTTCTGGGATAACGATGTAATCAGGGTCATTGTTTATTAAGTCCATAATCTCTGCTGCTGTATGACCTGTCTCCTTACGTAATTTTTTGATTACTTTCTCGAAGATTTCTGCATGGTCAATTATAAGTTTACCGTCTGTTGTCATGTTTGGCACCTTGCTCCAATCGAATGGTTTATAAGTCTTGTCCTGATTGTCCACCCTCTAACACCTGTAAGATCTGTTCCATCTCATCTGAGTTGCCAAACTCTTGACGAAACTTAAGGAGGACTGTACATAGTTCCATGAATGTTCTAGGTCCCATCTTCCAGTTCATCTCGTCGTTGTGCTTGACTGCAAGCAGCATGATGTTTTTAATTATGCCTTCAAAGTCACCATTGTGGATGGCACCTGTGAGAGCTTTTTTGTAGTTGACTGATCTTCTTTTGTGTATCTTATCCGACATAGTGTTTCCTTAGTTTTGCAATAGCACGTTTCTTTTTCTTCCATACAGCTGAGGGTGTCTTGTAGCCAAGCTCCTGGGCCAACGTGTGTAGAGTCTTACCCTCGTAGTAGTAATCCCAGAGGATCTTAACCTCTTTCTTACTAAGAAGCTTCTCAACTTCATCCCAACTGAATCTATCTGTAATCCTCTCACTTGTATCAGGTCCCTCTTCTTTCTTAATTAAAATTTCTTCTGGGTTTGTGCTCTCTTTGTGTTTATGTGCAAGGTACTCTAAAAAATTAGTATCAGATGTAGTTAGATGCTTCCGAGACCACTTGTCTCTCTTCATAGTTTTTCTCCAAAAATAAATAACTGAACTGAACTTAACTTAATTGAACTCCCTATTAACTATACTCTTTCTTTTCTTCTGTCTTGCTTATTGTCTCTCTTACTAATAACTATACAGACAGAACAGTAATTGTAAATAAAAAAAGAAAATAAATAAGTTTGTTGTACAAA